AGCTGGTCAATGAACCAAGATTCTTATCTATGGGAAGCTCCAGTACCGTATCCAAACGATGACAAACGCTACTCGTGGGACGAGGCTACAACCTCATGGGTTGAGTTAGAGACAGCATGAAAGCCGTATACGAAGCTCAACTAGTTGATGGGCAAGTACAGCCTAAACACGAAGTTGAGATTGTGTGTGCTGCGTGTGGGTATGACTTAGATACGGATGAGTTAGAGGCGGATACTTGTGCCGATTGCAGTGCGCCTTTGAATCTAAAGCAGCATATATCTATCCATGCAACTTCAGTCCCAGCCGCTGGCGGAGAGGTATTTTAAATTGAATCATGGCAGACGAACTGGGGTTATCGGCTGGTGCTAAAGGCATCAGTGAAGGGATAAAAACTGGACGGGAAGCTGGTCGTGAGATTGGCAAAAACATCGAGGAAGTACAGAAGGAAGCGGTAGATGTAGCAAAGCAGCAAGCAAATGCAAGGATTCGTGAGCGTAGAGAAGCAGAGTTAAAGAAGGAACGGGCGATATTTAAAGCCCTTGAGGAGTACAAACACCGCAAGAAGATAAGCGATGAAGAGTACAAATTAAGGGTGGACTTTATAAAGCAGTACGGCACTAAAGAATGGCAGAAGTTGCTAGACATCAAGACCGAGATTGAACGGCTTGAGAAGGAAGACAAGAAGTACTTTGACGCAGAGTTGGCAAAGGTTAAATGGGTGCAGTTCTGGTGCTTTTTGGTAGCTGCTTGGATTGCTTATTACATGGTATGGGGGTCTAAAAAATGAATATGCAAGACATTATGAAGGCGGTTATTCCGATTCTTGTAGCCTGTATAGCGTGGCTACTCGGTCAGGTTTCTTCATTCCAAGAGCGTCTTACTAAGATTGAAGGCAAAATGCCAGCCCTAATTACCAATGAGGGTGTACCCACCGATAGCCCAATATCCGCAGAAAAACGTCATACCCTAAAAGCCGAGCTACACAAAGATATTCAAGACCTCCATGTGCGGGTCAAACTCTTAGAAGAAAGAGCTAAAAAATGATTACCTTATTTACTACCCTTATATCGTTCCTGTCAGGCGGACTACCCAGCCTATTGGGGTTTTTCCAAGACAAATCCGACAAGAAGCATGAGATGGAAATGGCTCGTTTGCAGACAGAACGGGAACTCCAGATGGCAGAGCGTGGATTTGCAGCTCAAGCCCATGTAGAAGAGATTAAGACCCAACAGATTGAGATGCAGACCCAAGCCCAAGAAAGGGCGTCTTTGTATGCTCACGACATAGAAATTGGCAAGGGTGCTTCCCAGTGGGTTACTAACTCTAGAGCTATGGTTAGACCAGCCATTACCTACGGTATGTTCATCATGTTTATGTTTGTAGAACTGTTTGGGTTCTGGTTTGCCTTCCATCGGGAAGTGCCATTTGACGTGGCGTTAAACCTCCTATGGGATGATGAGACCCAGATTATTTGGGCATCCATTGTTTCTTTCTGGTTCGGAACACAGGCATTTTCTAAGAAATGATGTACGTTGTTTATCACATCCAAAGTAAAACGTCTGGAAAGGCTTACTATGGTTCTACCACGAATTTTAAAAGGCGTACTAATCAGCATACATACTTATTACATAGAAATATGCATCACTCTATGCACCTTCAAAACGCTTGGAATACTTATGGACAAGACGATTTTTTAATAGAAATTATCAAAACATTTGAAAACCAAGAAGATATGCTATCTTTTGAAAAGTCATTACTATCTGACGATTTACGCAAAACCTACAATGTCAGCACAGAAGTCAATAAACAGCATAGGTTAAACAGACCGCATTCAGCAGAAACCAAAGCAAAACTTAGCGCTCTTTTTAAGGGTCGTACCATTACAGAAGAACAAAAAGAAAAGATTCGACAAGCTAGAAAACTACAGCCATCTCCTATGATTGGCAGATCTCATTCTGAGGAAACAAAACAAAAGATCCGCTTGGCTAGAGCAAAACAGCCTTCTCCCTCAAAAGGAATGAAATGTACGGCAGAACAAAAACAAAGAATGAGTCTGGCTAAGTTGGGTAAAGAATATCCACGGATTAAAGTTATCACCCCAGATGGTGAATTTATTGGTGTTAAGTGTGCAGCGCAACATTATGGTTTAACCACCGCTGCCGTTAGGTATAGGGTCAAACATAATTCGTTTGAGTGGTCTCATGCAAATCTCTGAGAAATGCCTAAAAATGCTGCAACATCATGAAGGAATTCGTCAGCGTCCTTACCGCTGTCCAGCTAAACTTTGGACGGTGGGTTGCGGTCATGTTCTATATCCAAGACAAGCACAAATGAAACTGGAAGAGCGAGATTCTTTTCCGTTGGAAGAAAGAGATAATAGGACTTTTTCCATGGAAGAAGTGGACGAAATTTTGAGAAACGATTTAAACAGGTTTGAGAGAGGCGTAGAAAAGTATTGCCCAGTAAAGCTGACTCAAGGTCAGTTTGATGGTTTGGTTAGCTTCTCATTCAATCTGGGACTCGGAACGCTCCAGCGCAGCACCCTCCGTCAGAAGGTTATTCGGGGCGAAATGGAAGAAGCGGCAGAAGAGTTCTTGAAATATACGCTGGCTGGGGGTAAAGTACTAAAAGGTCTAGTAACCCGCAGGAACGATGAACGTGCCTTATTCTTGAGCTAATATGCCACTACAGAAACTACAATTTAAGCCAGGGGTCAACCGAGATCAGACCAACTACACCAACGAAGGTGGCTGGTTTCAATGTGACAAAATCCGTTTCCGTTCTGGTTATCCTCAGAAAATAGGCGGCTGGCTACGCTACGGCACATTTACCATTATCGGTATTTGCCGTCAGATGTTTAACTGGATTACCACCCAGAGCGATAACTTCCTTGCGATGGGAACTAGCAAAAAGGTCTACCTAGAGGCTGGTACTGAGGTCTATGACATTACCCCCTTACAGCATACTTCAACGACCCTAGGAGCTGCTGCGGGTCCGTTTACTGCTACGTCAGGCTCTTCTACGCTTACAGTTTCCTACTCTACCGATACGGCTTATAACCCAGAGGTAGGAAATTATGTGACCTATTCAGGGGCTGCTAGCCTAGGCGGAAATATTACTGCTGATGTTTTAAACAAAGAATTTGGCTATGAGATTTTGACTGTTAATACGGTTGCCTATACCTACACAATCAATGTAGGGGTAAATGCTAATGGTTCAGATACAGGCAAAGGTGGGGCTACAGTTACAGCCGCATATGATATTGATGTAGGTTATGACGTAGACGTATATGGTTACGGCTGGGGCGCTGGTACTTGGGGTCGGTTAGGTTGGGGTTCTGGAGCAGTGACTCCTGTTGTTTTACAGCAAAGGGATTGGTTCTTCAATAACTTTGACAATGACCTAGTAATGAATATCCGCAATGGTCCAATCTATTATTGGGAGCGTTCCGCTGGGGTTACAGCTCGTGCAGCTTTACTATCCGCTACTACTATTAATGGCGTTGCGCCAGCTGATGTGCCAACAGAAGCCACTGAGATTCTGGTTTCCCAGAACGACAAACACTTACTAGCCTTTGGAGCTACACCCTATGGCGGTGGTGCTTTTGATCCCCTATTAATCCGCTGGGCTACCCAAGATCAGCCCAATGTATGGACTCCGCTAGTAACTAACTCGGCAGGGTTTATACGCCTATCTCGTGGGTCTAAGATTGTTTGTGCCGTTACAACCCGTCAAGAGATTCTGGTCTATACCGAGGGAACGCTTAATTCCCTGCAATTCTTAGGTACAGCAGACGTCTTTAGTATTCAAGAACTTGCTGACAATATCTCAATCCTTAGCCCAAGAGCCGTAGCAGTCGTTAATAACGTAGCCTACTGGATGGGTAAAGATAAGTTCTATGCGTATTCTGGACGGGTAGAGACACTTCCGTCTACTTTAAGAAACCATGTATTTACTAACTTAAACTACGCCCAAGCTGACCAGATTGTCTCTGGCACTAACGAAGGCTGGAACGAGATTTGGTGGTTCTATCCTACTGCCAACAGTCAGGTAAACGATGCTTATGTGGTCTATAACCACTTAGAAAAAATTTGGTACTACGGCACTATCCACCGTACTGCATGGCTTGATTCTCCAGTTAGGGAATACCCTCAAGCTGTTGGCGATAATAAGCTCTATAACCACGAGCTGGGTACTAATGACGACACCCTGCCATTACTTGCCAATATTGCATCTTCGGATTTTGACCTTGTGGACGGGGATCAGTTTATTCTGACCAAGCGGATTATTCCTGATATTAGCTTTAGTGGCTCTACGGCTAATACCCCAACGGCTACTATGTACATTAAACCAAGGAACTTTCCTGGTAATGCTTATACAAATATTGATTCTGAAAACGTTATTGAAACCTCGGTAGATGTATATACAGAGCAGATCTTCATGCGGGCTAGGGCTAGGCAGATGGCAATTGAGATTGCGTCCACAGACTTAAATGTCCAGTGGCAGTTAGGTAGTCCTCGTTTAGACGGTAGACCAGATGGAAGACGTTAATGGATTGCACACCATACAACATAAAGGCGCCCGCACTACCTTTAGCGACCCCAGACTATGACCAACGCCAACAAGACCAATTTCAGTATGCCCTACGCCTGTACTTTAATCGGTTGGATAACTATTTAGCGGAGCTAAGTGCTTGTATTAATATGAGTGGAACCATAACAGACCCAACCTACGTCACTTTCCCGCCTACTAACGTAGATGCTTTTAACCGTCTAGTAGTAGCGCAGCCTTACACGCTCTTTGACAGCCAGAACCGTTTTGCTATCGACAATCAGTTTGACACCAGCACGGCTACTGGGGGGTCTACTACCTATTTACCCAACGAATCAAGCGTTCAATTAAGCGTTACAACCAGCAGTGGTTCTGAGGTAGTGCGTCAGACTTACCGAACCATGCCATACCAGCCAGGCAAGGGTCTTGGGCTATTAGCTACATTTGCCATGAATCAAGGTAAGACTGGATTGCGTCAGCGAGTAGGGTACTTTAATACCCAAAACGGGGTGTTTTTTCAACAAAATGACACGACTTTAGCTTTTGTTCTTCGGACTTATACCAGCGGTGCGCCTGTAGATACAACGATTACTCAAGCAAATTGGAACGGAGATAAGCTAGATGGCACTGGACCAACTGGCAGAAATCTTGATGTGACTAAAACCCAGATTCTAGCTATTGACTTTGAGTGGCTAGGTGTTGGAGATGTGCGGTGCGGGTTTTTTGAAGACGGCAAGTTTGTGGTGTGCCATACCTTCCATAACGACAACATAAACACTTCGGTCTATATGACCACGGCTATCCTGCCTGTACGCTATGAAATTAGTAATACGGCTGGCACGGCTTCCAGTTCGTCCATGAAGCAGATTTGCTCTAGCGTGTATTCTTCTGGGGGCTATGAACAGACCTCAATTGACCATGTGGCTAGACGCACCAGTATATTTACCACTATCAATACCGCAGCAACTTTCTTCCCCATAGTATCTATACGGCTGGCTTCAACGGCTTTGGGGGCGGTAGTCCTGCCTAATCGGATACAGTTTTTGCCAACAACCAGTCAAAACTATGAAGTAGCTTTACTAAAGAATCCAACCCTAACTGGAGCGACATGGGCAGCTGCCGTGCCTTCGGATTCAAATGTAGAGTTTGACGTGGCGGCTACAGCCATTTCTAACGTTGGTACTATTGTGCAAACTGACTATGTAACTGCTTCTGGAAGTGCTGGAGTTAGCCAAACAAGTGCGTCAACAGGATATAACTGGGACTTACAGCTAGGCGCTTCTTTGGCGGGGGTCAGTGATATATACACCCTAGGCGTTAGAACTGTGTCTGGAGCTACTACTGGAGATGGCGTAGGCTCTATTTCTTTCTATGACTTAACGCAATAAAATGATAAACTTAAACCCAAATAACCCATGAGGTTCGCATGAATTACTACGCTTCGGGCGGACAAGCCCACGGACTTAAATCATTAGCCCAAGAGCTACGCAGTTACGGTCGTAACGGCGACACTATTCTTGCGCATATTAACCCTAAAGAAGCGGGTATTCTAAAAGCCTTGGGTGGCTCAGGAACAATTAACCCAGATACGGGTTTACCCGAATACTTCTTTAAAGCTGTTTCTAGGGCAGTTGCCGCACCATTTAAGGCAGTAAATGAAGTCGTAAAAGCTATTCCTGTTATCGGTCCAGCTATTGACCGTGGACTTGTAAGTTTAGATAAAGCCGTAGGAAACACTATTCCTGGTGGTTGGAATACCCTTGCTCAAACAGCTTTAGCCTTTACCCCACTTGGACTGCCAGCAAAAGTAGGTCTTGCAGCTTTGGGCGGTAGCGGTGCTTTTGGACCCAACGGTAAATTTAATTTCCAACGTGCGCTTATGAGTGGCGCTATGGCTTATGGTATGAACCAACTAACTGCTGGTCTTCAAAATGCTGGGGGCGGAGTTACACCAGGAGGCACAACAGACGTAATAGCTGGGAATCTTGGGGTAGAAGGCGCTGGTACTGGACTTGGTAGTCAAGCAGAAATGTTGGCTCGTCCTGAGTTTGGAGGTGGTTTTGATGTTGTTCCAAGAGGTTTAGCAGACGCAATTCCAAAAGACGCAGCTTTACAGGCAGCAAATACAGGCTTATCTAATGCCGCATCAAACCCAGATGTGTTCGCTGGGCTTTCAGGAACTCAACAAATAGTTCCACAACCAAGTGCAGCATCTAATTTTGCATCTGATTTTGTATCTAAAACAGGCGAAAATTTGGCTGCTGCTGGAAGGGGTGTTACAAACCTTTCTGGGTTTGGAACTGGGGCTAGTGATGCTGCATCTGCTTTTGCAAAACCTGTAACTACTAGCGGATTAACAGCGCTTGGAGTTGGCACTATGGGGCTTGCATCTTTAGATGCGCAAGAAAAAGCGCTTAATGAGCAATTGCAACAAGGTCAAATTAATGACACAGAATACAGCCGTCAGATGGCTTTAATTGCTGATGGACGCCGCCGTGCCGAAGAAGCAGTACGGGCTAATCCATATCAGTTTGCTAGAGGCGGTCAAGTAGACGATGAACTAGGCGGCGATTACTCTGCTATGGGAATGGATCAAGGCAACCTACAAAAAGGTTTGTTTGGAATGAACTATGCTATGGGTGGAAACGTTTCCACTCCTAGGTTTTTATCAGGCGGTGGAGATGGAATGAGTGATTCTATCCCTGCTCGTATTGAAGGCAAACAAGAAGCTCGTCTTGCTGATGGCGAGTTTGTAGTTCCTGCTGATGTCGTTAGTCATTTAGGAAACGGTTCTTCCAAAGCAGGGGCAAAACGCTTATATTCCATGATGGATAGGGTGCGTCATGAACGCACAGGCACTAAAAAACAGGGTAAGCAAATTAACCCAATGAAGTATATGCCAGCTTAAGGATAAATCATGCCAGTACAAACAACTACAGTCACAGGCCAACAAGCCATCCCAGAACAGTTAATGCCCTATTTTACGGGGGCATCTGGTATTCCTGGTCTTTTACCTAAAGCACAAGAAATATTTTCTAAGGGCTATGCCGAGCAATATGGCGATCCGCTACAGCAGGCTGGTTTAGCTGGTACTGGTCGTGTTGCACCAATGTCTGCTATGCAACAACAAGTTGGTACGCAATTAGGGCAAATGGGTACTCCAACGCAGTTTGGTATGGGCGCAGGTACATTGGGTGCTGGTGCTGGTGCTATTGGTATGGGATTAGGTACTTTAGGAGGCATGACAAACGCTGGTCAAGTCGGTCAGTTTATGTCTCCTTATATGCAAAACGTACTAGATGTTAATAAAGCTGAAGCTCTAAGGGACGCCCAAAAAGGTTTGATGGTTCAAAACTTAGGCGCTGCTCGTCAAGGAACGTATGGTGGCGCTAGAAACCTACTAGCAAAATCAGAAGCTGATCGTAATCTACAGACTAGACTTGCTGGTATTCAAGCACAAGGTATGCAATCCGCATTTGATGCGGCGCAAAAAGCTCAATTAGCTCAAGCTCAACAATATGGACAGTTCGGACAACAATTAGGTACATTGAGCGATGTAGCTACCCGTGCTGGTACTGCTCAACAAGCGACCGATCTTGACCGCCTTAAAACCATGGGTGCTTATGGTGACTTACAACGTGCCTATGAGCAACAAGGTATTGACGCACGATATCAAGACTTCCTTACCCGTATTGGCTATCCACAACAACAGCTTGGCAATATGGCTGATATTCTCCGTGGTGTACCAATATCTAAAGTTGGTGAGACCCAAACAACCACAACGCCTCCTCCTAGCTTTGCTAGTCAATTAGCTGGTATGGGATTATCTGGTTTATCTCTATTTAATATGTTGAAATAAGGATTACAAATGAGCATCCTTAGCGCCCTAAGAACACAATCTAATTCCATAGATGATTTGGCTAAATTGCCACAGGCAATGATTATGCAGATGGCTCAGAAGGGTCAAATTCGCGAGGATATGGTAGCTCCTATTCTTGGTCGTAAAGCAGAACTTGCTCAAGCTGCCGCTAATATGCGGGCGATGCAACAAGGTGATGCAAAGCAAACTGTAATGGAACAAATCCTTAGTCAGAACGCTATGGCAGAAGCACCTGAGTCAGCACGAGATATGGGTGTGGCACAGTTACCAGTACGGGAAGATATGTACAGCCCACAAATGATGGCTGGCGGTGGCATTGTAGCCTTCCGAGATAATCCAGATCAGCCAGTGTCTTCTGATATGCCAGCCAGAGAACTAACCGATGAAGAGCGTGCTTATTTAGAAAGCAACCCTTATTTACAGCGTAGCCGTGGTGTTGCTAATTTCTTTAAAAATGCCATCAATCCAAGTTATGTTGGAGAAAAAGTAATTGGTGCAGCAAGACGATTTGTAAATGAAACTCCAGAAGAGCAGGCAAAAAGATTCCGCACCGCACAAATGGCTCGTACAGGCGAGATACCTATGTTTGCGGGTACTGACTTAACAACCAAAGGCAAGATGGTTGCAGAAGGCAGAATGAAGCCTAATGAAAGCGTTACTGATGTAATGCAAAAAGAACGCAAATTTGCCAACCTAACTCCAAATCAATTAGATGAAATTGCCCGTGGACAAGGTGTATTCCCAGAGGGATCTCCTGCGTTACCAGGAGGGGATTCTGGAGTGCGTGTTGCAAAAAGTGGAAACGTTTCCACTACTAAGGGTGAGTCACAGGTTAAAAAAGAACCAACAACACAAGACAATAAACCACCAGAAGAACCACTGTATTCTAAGTATGAAAAAATGCTTATGGATGAGCGTGAAGCTGCAAAAACAGCTAGAGAAGATGCCAAAAACGCCAGAATGTTAGAGGCTGGTTTGGGTATTTTAGGCGGAACTTCCCAGTATGCTCTTGAGAATATTGGTAAGGGCGCTGCCCCAGCACTTAGAGGCTATGCAGAAGATGTTAAAGGCTTACGTGCAGAAGAGCGTGGTCGTGTTAAAGAACTTCTTGGCATCGAAGGTATGCGTCAAGACGCTAAGAGAGCAGCAGATGAACTTGCAATTCGCAAAGAATTGGCTGGATATACTGGACGTCAGGCAGCTGCCGCAGAAAAACAAGCAGGAAGACAAACCAGCACTGAGCAAATTATTGCCCTTGGTAAGAGCGCAGGACTTACTGATCGTGAAATCATGGGTATGTTATCTGGCGCAGCCAAAGATCCAGATCTTTCTGCCCGTAATATTGCTATGAAGGCATTCTACGAAAGCCCAGTATTACAAGCTCAATATAAGAATGACATTAACGCATTCTTAAGAGCGCAAGGAATTGGTGCTGGTGCTGGAGGCCAACCCGTATTAAACTACGTACCAGGTAAAGGTATTTAATTAGGGGTTTTCATGCCAATTGTAAACATTCAGGGGGTTGGTTTAGTCAATTTTCCTGATGAGATGTCAAGGGAGCAAATAAACTCCGCCATTGAAAAAGAAATCCTACCTAAATTCCCAGAAGTACAGGCACAAGTTCCCCGTGGATTTGTAGGTGGCGCTAAAGATATTGGCGCTAGTTTTGTTTCAGGCGTTGGCAATCTCATGCAGTTGCCAGGTCAGATCTCTGAATTGGTAGGCTTTACCAGAACAGGCGATCTTCCAGAGCAACAGAAGACTGGTCTTCAGGCTTTGGGTGCAGACATCCAGAAGTTTGGTGAAGAGGCTAAATCTCCCACATTAGTTGCTAAAGAACAGTTGCGGGCTAGAGAGATTGATAAAGCCGAAGGGTTCTTTCAAGAAGCGGGCGCAGCTCTTAGAACAACCGTTACTGACCCAGCCCTACTGACATCATTCTTTGCCGAGCAGATTCCTAACCTAGTTGGTACATATGGATTCGGTGCTTTAGGTAAGGGTGGTGCTAAGTTGCTTATGAAAGAAGCAACAGAACAAGCCATGGCAAAGGTTGGCGTAGGTTCAGCCGTTGCTGGCGGTGCAGTCATGCAGGGTACAGATGTAGGTTATGACACCTATCAAACCATATACAAACAGTTAAGAGAACAAGGCGTTCCTGATGAGGAAGCTCAAGGAATTGCTTTATCTAAAGGACGTGTAGCCGCTATTGAAGCAGCAGGACTAAGCCTAGCATCGGCTAGATTGCCTGGCGGTACAGCAATTGAAAGAGCATTAGTCGGAAAAGGAATGCCTGGCACAGCAGGATTCCTAAAGAGTACCCTTGGAGAGGCTGCATCCGAAGCTCTAGAAGAAGGCGGTGGAGCGTTTGCTAAACAAGTTGGAATCCAAGAAGTATTCCCTGAGACAGATCTACTAAAAGGTGTAGGTGCAGCGACCGCATTAGGTGGCTTAGGTGGTGTATTACTAGGCGCTCCAGCAGGCGTGGTAAATGCTTTACGGGCAAGACAAGAAACCCCACCCCCACTAGCACCCCCAGCAGAGCCTCTACCAGAGGCTGGATTTATTCCGCCAGAGCCACCACCACAACTCCCACTGGAAACGTTTCCACCTGAGCAACCTACGGCAGTTACCCAAGCCACTCCGCCTCAAGTAACTCCGCCTGTAGAAGTTACCCAAGCTCCACCAGCTCAGGTAACTCCCCCTACCTTTGCAGAGCCAGCAGAAGATCCGTTTAAGAATTACTTTACTGGTATGCCAGAGGGTTCTGAGATCCTATTCCAGAACCGTGATCGTTCTACTCCAGCATCTATTGCCCAGATGCAAAGCATTGCTTCTGCCCCTGACTACAAGCGGGTTAGCTACTCCAGAGACTTTGGTAATGGTGCGCCTGTAGTTATCAGCGACATTGATATAGAGAGTTCACTGGCTAAATACCCAGATAGTCCTATTGGCGTTACTGGTGCAAAAGACTTTGCTGTTTTACCTAATGGACAAAGCGTTCCAATGATGTATGCAGTAGTTGAAAACGGAGTTTTGCTTACATCCAACAACGCAGACGGATCTAAGCGTTCTACATACGAAAACCCAGAGAAGCCAGGGCTACGGGCTATTGCTGGTAATGGACGTATTGCTGGTATTACAAAGGCATACACAACTATAGAAAATTCTGATGCAGCAGAGAAATACAAGAATGATTTGATTGCTGATGCTAAAAATTTAGGCATTGACCCAGATGTAGTTAAGAAAATGAGAGCGCCTGTTTTGGTTCGGGTGATGCCTAAGTCTTACCTAACGCCTGATATCGCAGATCTTTCGAATAGACCTACAGTTGCCAGACTGTCTCCCGTAGAAACTGCCAAGAATGATATCCGTAGGTTTGACTTAGGCGGTCTTGAGTTCAACGAAGATGGTACTCCATCAGGGAAAACCCTAATGCAGTTCATCAATGCGATGCCTATCGAGGAACGCACCGAACTAACGGATAAATCTGGAAGACCAACCGCACAGGCTATAGACCGCCTTGCAAACGCTATTTTCCAAAAGGCATATGGTAGTGACTCCCTAATTGATTTATACGCTCAGGCAGCCGATCCTGAAGCCAAAACCATATTGAATGCGCTGGCTAGAGTAGCGCCTAAGATGGCACAACTAGAAGGTGCTGGTGAGTATGATGTTCGTAATGCCATTATTCAGGCAGCCGAACTAGCTGTTAACGCTAGACGTACAGGCATGAACCTGAAGACCGCAGCACAGCAAATAGGATTGGATGTAGATCCTAACTCCGCTTTAGTCCTAGATATGTTTGCTGACAATGTTCGTTCTGGTAAGCGGATTGGTGAACGCTTAGGTGCATTAGCAGATGAGGCTCTCAAGCAGACACAGGCTGTTACAGATATGTTTGGTGAAGTCCCCAAAAAACCGCTTTCTGAAATATATGGTGTCTTAAAAGCTCCTATGGAGGAGCCAGGATTATTTGGTGAAATCACAGAAGAACCATCAAAGCCAGCCGAAAGAAAAGAATTTACGATTGATAAAACACCTTTAGAAATTCAAAATGAATTAAAAGGTAAATCAATTTCATATTTAGCCAAATGGTTAGTAGATAACGCACCTAATTCTTTTGCCAAAGAGATTGCACAAAAGATTAAGAATCGTGTAGATGAATACGTACGAATTGGCGTACCACTTGAATTTAAAGTATTTACTGGATCTGCCAGAAGAAAATCTTACATGGGAGTGTTAAAACCCAAGAACTTTGGTGGCGGAAAAATTGGTTATGAGATTAACTTAAATGGTACAGGACCAAACGGCGTTGCTGATGGCAAAACTGGAACAGACTATGAAACTGCTCTACATGAGATGCTTCATCTTGCAACATCTATTCAAATTAAAAGCAGTTTACAAACTCCTGAAGGTAAAGAACTAACAAAACTTCTTGATTTTATTAGGGAAAAAGTTACAGAAGATTACAACAACAATGTAGACCATCCTTTACTTAATACTTTAAAACAAAGAATTAAAGCTAAAAACTGGAATGCTGGTATTAACATTCTTAAGAATGAACGGGAACTTCTTGCTTGGGGTTTAAGCAATTCAGAGTTTCAAGACTACCTTTCAAAACTTAAGTATTCAGATAATAAATCTGCTTACGATAAATTTGTTGAACTGGTTAGAAAACTTCTTAATATTGATAAAGAATATGAAACCGCCATGGAAAGGCTGGTTAGCGTTAGCGGTAAGTTAATGGATGTTCCTATTGATGAAGTTGCTAAACAACTTAAGATTAGAGGCTGGACTTTAGGAAAAGAAGCTACTCAAATAGAAAAGAGAGAAATAGATCTTTCTAAACTTCCTCCAGGTAGATCACGTGAGCTTGCACAAGCTGCTGCCAAAGTTGCAGATGGCACAATGACTAGAGAAGGGTTTGAGGAGATGGTCAATAAGTATGCGCCTATTTCTCCTGTTCCAGCACCACGTCCACCTGCATCTACAGAAGCTATGCGTAATGCGTTGGCTACCAACCAAAAGGACAAGTTAAATCCTGAGATTGCTGACGGCACACCAGTTGGTTTGCGTATGGATATCAATGCCTTGCGTAAGGGCGCCAGCGTTGTGTCTATCCATCAAGGAAGTAACACCAGCAAGGTTGGTCAAGTAATTGGTTATGGCAGCGTTGCCGCAGCTACAGATGTGAATTTCTCTAACAGAAACCAACAGGCTTTGCTCAAGGTTGCTACTGGCGAAGGCAAGTTACCAGCCCAGACCATGGAAGGGAAGTATAAAAACATCTCTCCAGAAGAGGCTTACAAGAGAGTTACTGAGTTACTAAATGACCCAGAATGGATTCAGGTAGGCGTAGATCCTACCCGTCATGGCTATTTCTATGACAGAGCCAACGCTATGCCAGTCAAGTCTGCCGATGAGTTAATCCAAGTTGGTAACTTTGTATTGGCTAAGAATGCTGTTTATGATGAAAAAGAAAATTATTTATATAAACAAATTGAATCTGATTTAGAAACAGATGAAAAATCTATTGGTAAAACAACAGTTGCCAAAGCTAAGGAAATGCTACAAAAACGCAAGCCTATACCCATGGGTGCGTTTGCGGATGTAGATCCAAATCTAGTTCAATTAGCACAGCCAGTC